AATAAGATGCGTAGCGGTGAGATGAAGTCGTTTATATCAGAAATCGACTGGGAAACCTTGAAGATTGGCCCACAGACCGCTATGGATCCTGATGAACGGGCTGAACTAAAAGAACAGATGAACACAGGAGAAGATACGTATGATTTATGACCATAATTACAAGGCGTATCAATGGACAACGTTTGCTTGTGATATAGATGACAAGTTCTACTCGTACTTCCCCGATGGAATCGCAGATGGGGGTGGCGCCGAAGGCTGGCTTTTACACAATCAACGCAGGATTTACTTGCGACTATATGTGTTTATCGATAGTGTGCTAACGAGGCATCACGGAGGACAGTTGGGATTCAAAGACCCAGTAATAATATGGTCAAATTGGCATGAAAAGAGATTTTCTATACACCCTGGCAAAAACAGAGTAGTATTAAAAATGTTATTACCCGAAGTAAGAATGGTTGGTTGGATTATGGACAACTCTGCTATCCTTAGTCGCAAAAGATATAATAATATTTTTAATAATGTTCAACCTCTAGTAAGAGGAAAAGACAATAATAGACAGGTGAAGTGGCAAACTCAACATAGAACTGTAAAAGGCGAAGACCAGTATCATATGGCATTACTCAATGATACTTACCTAGGCAATCATGAACATGATACTCCACACAGGAGAAAAGCATGGGATATTGTTAGTAGGGAGAAAGGTTTTGGCTGTTATGTTGGTGACCGCTTCTTTTATAATATAGGTAAACCCGAGGCAAACTATAAATTTGATAACGTTGCAGGGATTTACCAAGTGTTTCTTCACCACTTCTTTGATTACCCTTTTAGTAAGTGGGAAACACACTTTTTTCAGGAGATATAATGGAGTATCAAACACACCTACTTATTGTAGCGATGGAAGAAGCTGGAGAGTTTATCCAGGCTTGTTCTAAAGTATATAGACACAATGGAGGTGAGCAAGAGATCAAGTGTCTCTCTGAAGAAGTCGGTGACGTACAAGCCCTCATAAATTTATTACAAGCAGAGGGAATCATTGACCTAAATGTAGCAAATGAAAAAAGAATAGTAAGAGAAACAAAAATGAGGAAGTTACATGAAAGCAGGTAAGATATGGGGACAGACAGAACTAATCCATGCAAATGGAGTTCTAGAGTTTCATAGAATAGAATACGTTGCTGGAAAGCAATGCTCGGAACATCTACACGAGTTTAAATGGAATGGGTTTTATGTAGAAAGTGGCAAGATGATGATAAGAGTCTGGCAAAACGACTACGACCTAGTAGATGAAACAATATTAGGCCCAGGCGACTTTACACAAGTCAAGCCAGGAGTTATGCACCAGTTTGTAGGTATAGAAGCTGGAGTTGCATTTGAACTCTATTGGGCAGAATTTAATCACAACGACATAAAGAGAAGAAGTGTAGGTGGGAACGTAAATGAAAATAAATAAGATAAATCCTGTCGCAAAGCACTCTAGGAATAAGAGTGGAGCAGGTGCACATAAGTCTGCAAAAGACTATAAACGGCAAGAGAAACACAAGAATAAAGAAAAGTTGGGATATTATCCAAAAGAGTCAATTTCTAGTAAATTAGATAGACTTGTGTTACTCGAACGTATGCAAGAAAATTGCAATAGCCCATCTCTCTGGTTTTCATATGAAGAAGAAATTATGCAAATCAAGGAGGAGTTGCAAGATGTTGATTTTTGATAGAAAAGTATTAAGAACACCGTCAAGTCCATGGACAGGCACTGATGAAGAACTAGAAAAGTTAGTAGATGATATGGGCGAGACAATGGAGAAACACAACGGTATAGGTATTTCTGCAATACAAATCGGAGTACCCGTACGAGTATTTTTAGCAGAGTACAAATTGTTTGTGAATCCACAAGTAAAAAATCTAAGTCCATACAAGAAAAAGCATTGGGAACAATGTTTAAGTTGTCCAGATGTAAATGTACGGACTAGTAGAGCCAGTTCCATCACTATGCAATATGACACGATTGAAGATGGCAAATGGATAAATAAAGAAGAAACATTCAAGGACTGGAGTGCAGTTGTAGTTCAACATGAATATGACCACCTAAACGGTTTCTTGATAGAAGATAGAGGTAAAGCATATTATGCAAACAAGTAGAAAACTTATATTATGGGTTGTAGACTGTTGGCGTCTAGTTATGGACAACAGATTCAATCCTTTAAGATATATACCAGACCCTAGTTTACAGTTCTATTTTACATTAGTACTATTTACAATGTGGTCAGTATATTTTGGATTTCTAGCAAGTTTTTACATGGGCTGGCTAGGATATGACATTGTGCTAAGCATTATAGTACACTTTATGGTATTGATACCTTTGGGCTTCACTAACGCAATCTTTTTAGATGCGGAAAGAAACGGCTCACAATGGGTAAAAGATTGGAAAGAAGAACGCAGATTAAGTAATCTTTTTCCAAGAAAAAAGAATATCGTAATGTGGGATAACGACAGGGAAGCATAATGGCAGCAGATAGAATTAGTAGAGGTACAGCAGAACTTATACCTATGCCTCCACATACTTGGTATGTGAGAAGTATTGGTTGGTTACTAGAGCAACCAAAAGTAAAAGAGAATATTATGAATGTTCCTTTGAATGAGCCTCTACTAGAATCTCTGCAAGAACATGGTATGAAAGCTCCGATATTAGTTATGCCAAACTGGTACCCAATCGCTGGTAGTCAGAGATTGAGGGCTATGTCAGAGTTAGAGGACAAAGAACAACAAATAAGAATCTGTCGTATAGATAAAGAATATTGGCTTCTATGGTATTTATGGGGAGATAAAGAGTTTAGAGATAAGGCGGTTGCAGTCTACTTTCAAATGCTAGAATTAGTATGGAAGTCACGATATTACGAAGATGAGCTAGACCCAGGCGGTACTCCAATGACCGATTTTGAAAAGCTAGGGGACGAACTAGAGTGGAAACACAAAAGTACTCTTGGGATTGAAAGAATTAAATCAATGGAAGAAAAAAATAATACTTGACACAAGGTCAAAATTCCTGTATAATATATAATATAGAAAATGATAGCAACAGATTTATTAAAAGAAAAAGGAATACAATTTACTGTCAAAGGACAGGACGCTATTATATCATGCCTAAATCCTGAGCATGATGATTCGAACCCAAGTCTACGAGTAGACAAAGTAACAGGAGTAATGCATTGTTTTGCATGTGGGTTCAAAGGTAACTTATTTACACACTTCGGTGCACCAGAGAGTCCACTAGAAGTCAGATTACACAGAATTAAAGATAAGATTGCAAAGACACGATCGCAAACCGTTGGTATTCAACTCCCAGAAGACCGCATAGAATGGAAAGGTGGCCCGTACCGTAATATCTCTGAGGAAACTCTGAGAATATGGCAAGCCTTCACTTGGAATGTTCCAAAGTTTGAAGGGCGGATCATCTTCCCCATTCGCGACCTAACAGGTAAAACGATTGCACTCTTAGGGAGACATATTGCTGGAGGCATAGGGTCAGATAAGTATTACATCTACCCACAAGGAGTAAAGATGCCATTTACACCAGCAAAAGTAAAACCAATACAAAACAGAGTGATATTGGTAGAAGGAATTTTTGATTGTCTCAATCTATGGGACAATGGCTTGAAGAATACAGTCTGCTGTTTCGGAACACAACAAATGGACTGGTTCAAGCTATCCCTGCTCAAACTTCAAGGAGTTCAGGGTATTGATATTATGTTTGATGGCGATGAAGCAGGTCAGAAAGCAACAGAACAAATAAAAACACTAGCTGAGAAGATGGAACTGTCAGTACAGAAGATAACCTTGCGTGACGGTCAAGACCCAGGTGGACTAACACCTGCTCAGATAGGCAAGGTTAAGGAACGACTTTATGGATAATATACAACTACAGCAAGCAATCTTCGGATTGCATACGCGTAGATTTGGCACAGTTGCCGAGATTATGATTAAGAAAATTATTCGTGCAGAAAGTAGTGAACAGTTATCGTTCGATTTATTTGATAAATTTGATGGTAGTAGAATCGAATGTAAATTCTCACGAGTACAAAAGAAAGCAGAGTTGAAAATAACGGACAGTAATCTGTTCAAAGCCCTGCAATGCGAAGCCAACCGTGATATCATGTACCACGAATGGCAAGATTATGACTGGGATTGTAATATCCAGCAAGTCAAAAAAGAAGAATTTGATATACTTTTTTATGGAGTATTTTTTAAGGACATGATACTAATATTCAAAGTTCATTCTGAGGATATTGGAAAAGAAATGAGATACTCTAATAAACAACACAGAGGTAATACAGGTGAAGGTCAGTTCCATTTGAACAGACAAACTTTTAAACATCACTTGGATTATCATTTATTTAAAACATTAACTTATGGAGAATTATTAGAATGGCTCAAATAGCACTTATTGAAACAAAGCCAACAAGTACAAACTTCGATAAATATTTCGAGTTTGAATTTGACCGTTTTGCATTATGTTCTGATAGTTCTGTCAAGAAAGTTCTTAAGAAAGATGTTGATTTAGAGATAGATACAGATGATTACGAATGGGTAATCCTAGTGGGTGCAGAGGCATTTAAACAGTACACTAGGAAAACATCTGTAACCGAATACAATGGTAAGATAATAGACGAGAAGTTTCTTGCTCTTATGAATCCTGCCATTATTAAATTTAAACCTGAAGCTAAGAAAGCCTTTGAAGAAGCAGTAGACAGTATTGCAGGCTATGTTAGCGGTGAACTAAAGATAGAGAAACTATCAGAGGATAAATGTTATGGCATACAAGACAAAGAGAAAATCATGGATTTTCTACAACACGCTGTGGACGC